CAACGGCTAAAGCGACCCACTCGCCCGGTGTCATGCTTCATCTGCACCGAGGCCATAAGCATCATCGGATTTATCTAAAGCCCTAGCTGCTGGGCCTGCAAGTGCGGCCACTACTACTGATATAACTGGATCTAGTCCTAGCTCATTACTGGCTAAGAATGTTAAGAATGATACAAGCACACCCCTAAAGTATGATTTAAGTACTGCTTTCTGCTTATTGCTTATTTTCATATGTTACCCCCTAGTAGTGGTATATCGAACGGCTTGCTATCTTTATCGCCTAACTTTGTAAAGCTAATATGCATGTGCTTTGTGTGCTTATTAAAACCCTTGTACTTACGCCACTTAAAATTAAGTATCCTGCTAGCAATCATGCCATTATGAATTACGTAAGATATGCGCTTATCGGTTTTTGCACAGATTCTGATCTGGTCAGCCAAATATACTGAGATCCCTTCGGATGTATCCAAGCGAGAATCCACATCAATGGCTCGTACACACCCATCTGCATCTGGATTATGATCCGATTTTGTGGCGGAATGACGAGCATCACCCAGCCACCCATCAGAGGTAGAGCGACGATCTGGGTACCAGGTATCAATCTGATCTCTTAACTGCACACCAGCTGCACATAGCCAGGGCTTCATTATGAAAGAAGTAAAACGGCTTCCTCAGCTGTAATACCAAGTTTAGTTAGCAGTGCTGCCTTTTGTGCGGCTTTGGCTTTGGCATCGGCTAATGCCAGTGCTTGTGCAGCTTTGTCTGTTTCGTATTGTGCAAACTCGGTATCGTTCATTTCCCGATCAGTCACTTCATTAGTTTGTGTATTATGTATTCTTATTGTTGGTCTTGCCATTATTTCACCCCATAAAGTAAAGCTGTGCCTGATGTTAAATTACCACTATTTGCAAAAATGGTTATGCTTGAAATTGCATCTAATTGATTATAAAAACCAAAACCTGTGGCAAAATTGTAATTACTAGTTGTTGTAGCATTGTTATGGAATGAACGGTATCTTGTCATTTTCATTGTAACTGTATTAGCATAATCATAAAAATCAATAACATCCAAACCAGTCGCCACAGTATCATCATTTTCTGTAAATTGTGGTCGCATAGAAGTATCACTAAAAGTTTGCGCGCTTGCACTAGCAGTTTGATGACCATATCTAGTTCCAGTGTCAGCATTAAGTCTAATGTTGGCATACATATTATCTGTTGCTGGTTTATAGTTTCTTACTACTAATTGCAAATTTTTGTAATCCTGAGAAATTGAACTTATCACAGTTGATGCACCAGATAATGTGGTTGTAGATAACAAAGTCATGCCCCCAGCACTGCCACCAGCACCTTTAATAAATATTGCAGCAGATGTGCTAGTAAAATCTAATGTGCCGCTTTCATATTGTGCTAATGCTAATGATGCAGAAGTATTAACTGTTGCTGTGCCAGCTGTAATTGTGCAAACTCCAGCACCTAGATTTGTTATTTGTACTGTGTCGCCGGCTGCAAACAAAGCAGTGTTTACAGTTATTGTCGTTGCACTTGCATTAGACATAGAAATGGCTGTACCAGCATCGGCAGCTACTAATGTGTAACTTGCAGTCTTAGCGGATGCGGCCCCGCCTGACATCGCTGTCTGTTGCAGTGAAGTCATCTGTGCAGCTGTTAATACCTGCCCAGTCGTAAACGTTTGTTTTGCCATGATACCCCTTAGTAACTTAGGACATTATAGTCTAAAGTGCCATAAATCGTATCATTTAGGATAAAGGCATCTAATATAGGCTCTAGTGTCGTGAACGTGGTTTTCCAACTGTTTGGCGATATATTCATACGTACGCCAAATATCTGTAATGTTTTTTCTAAGGTAGATCCGCCTGGTTGTGTAGTAATTACCTTTATAGGATCAAAGAAGTCTAGGTCTAGGGCTGCAATTATGCCTGTGTTGTAATTGTCTGTGTATAAATCTAGGACTATGGAATCTACTCGGATGCTTGTCTCAGCTCTACTAGCCACATAAGCCTGTGCGTAGTCCAGTGCAACTGGGTCTGTTTGCATTAAAAGGTTGTCTAAAAAGTAGCTGTGTAAAAAGTATTTATCTATACTGTCTTGATTTAATGCTACCTGTGCTGTGCCACCTGTTCTAGTAATTGTAGCTTTGTTAAATACCAATACATCGTTAAGAATCCAACTGGCATCAAAGTAATCTATACCTGTGCCATTGTCTGCAAAGACTGTAGGTGTGCCAGCAATAGATCCTGCAGTAACAGATCGGTCTTGAAATACAAACGAGCCACTAGCATTTACGTATAGTGCGCCATACTCAGAGGTTGCTACAGTAGTTAAAGCTGCTAAAGCTGTGCGGTTAGTGCCAGGATCCGCCTGCATAGTAGTAAGACCTGCATCTACATCACGCATAGTTGTTGGCCAGTCAATTTCATCTAATATTTTGTTAATGCGTGTGCCTGATAGTTGCCCAGCAGTAGCATCTGTAACTGTGCTAATTTGTGCTACCTGAGCTAATCTAAATGCATCTACAGCTTGTATAGTCGTAATGGCTACATCTTCACCAGAATCATTTGGATAAGTCGTAACATACGAAGTAATAAATCCTTGAAAAATAGGATAACTAACACTTGCATAAGTAGCACTAATCTGTACTTTTTTCATCGGTGTCAATAAATTGTAATATGGCCCCGTTACGTTCTGTGGGTTAAAGTCGCCCGACTGATCAACAATTCGCAAAGTAAGTGCGCCTGTTTGAAATTGATCTGAGAGTGCAGTACGACCCCTGTTAGTCTCTATGCGGTAAACTTGATTAGATACATCTACAATTACAGCTGTTGCATCACCTAATACGTTTGTGTCTAGTATGCCTGAGTCTAAGATCATTGTCTGAGCAAAGGCTGGGCCAGTACTAAAGTTAATTAAAGCGGTTATTACTGGTAAAGTCATACTAAGAATCCAGCAGGTACTGTTGAGTAACCTGATCTAGTCGCCACCTGTATGCTCTCTGCTATAGCCTGACTTAATCTGTCGCCACCTGCATCTACAGTTACTCTAATATCCATCGGGCTTTGTGAAGATGATCTTTGTACGCCACCAGTAGCAAAGCCACTTAAAAAGTCATTGATGCGTGAGTTTAATTCTTTAGTATCAATTATTGCGGCTTGTACTACTGCAGGAGAGTATCCACCGCCACCGCCACCGCCACCGCCACCGCCACCGCCACCGCCAGTATCTGGTGCTGTAAAATTAAATTTAGCTAACATCGCTGCTATACGTGCATTTAATTCTCTAATAATAGATATTGCCATATCTTCAATATAAGTATCAATTTTGTTAGATAAAGTTTTAATCTTATAGATTCCAAACTCTTCTAGACTCATACCTGCTAATTTTGCCTGATCTGCTAACTTCTTTAACGCTTCTGCAGCTTCTAACTCGGCTAGTAACTTCTTAGCTAAAGCATCGTTATTGTCTAGAATTGCTAGCTGTGATTTAAGGCGTAACTTAGTCTCTTCATCGGTTGCGCTGTTTAGTGCTGCGTTTATACCTATGCGTTCTAAATCAAACTTCTTGCCTAATTCTTCTACGTTCTTATTTTCTATGGCGTTTTTCTTTTGTAATAGTGCTAATTCTGCTGCTTTTGCTTTTGCTAATTTATCCTCAGTTTGGAATCGCTTTGCATCTATACGACCTGCGCTGCGTTGCTTATTGGCTGGTAATACTGCTGCTGGCGCATTCATTCTGCCCAGACGTTGTAATAATCCAACAGCGCTCATTTCGTAAGAGAACTTTAGTAATTGCTTTAATCCAGGCAGGTTTGCCACTGTTTTGATTCCAGCAGCTAACTCTCCAAAACCCCTGATTACATCGGCCAAGCCTGTGGCAAGGTCAGTCATACTATTTGTAAGGGTATCTATACTGTTATCATCGCCTAAAGCAGTTAAAGCATCTATTAGGCCTTTACCTATAATTTCTGTTGCATCAGCAGACGCTACTGATATAAGACTCATCTTGCCTGCAAACGTGCCAAGTCTAGCTGTTGCTTGGCCTGAAAACTTTGTATTTAGTTCAGCCATGATCTTATCCATATCGCCAGTCTTTAGCGTGGCTTTACTTATACCTGCGCCTAGTCTGCTAAGGCCTGTGGTATTGCCTGAGAAGCCGCGTGTTAATGCTGCGCTGACCTCGGAAAGTGATCTACCTGTGGCCGCGCTTACGTTTAGTGCAGTCTCTAATGCATCTTGGCTTTTAGTAATTGAGCCTGTTGCAGTTAAGAGTTGCTGGAACGCTGGCCTTAACTCGTCGTCAAGTACACCATATAATTTTTGCAAGCTGGATATATATGCCTCTACGCCTGGCGCTGAGAATGCAAAGCCTGTATTGCGTAGTTGTATTTCTAAAGACTTAGCGGCAGCTTCATCGGCTGCAAATGCTTTAACTGCTTTCTTACTGAATGCTAATAACTGGTATGCGCCAAAGGTAGCAGCGAAGGTTTTGCCTAGTTTTTTAACTGATTTATCAAAGGAGGAGATTTCTTTTTTGCCTTTAGTAAGTGCCTTGCCATTAAAGGTGGCTATAACCGATGCAACAATATTGGCCATCAGGCTGCCTTCTTAATCTCTGTTTTTTTATTAAATAACTCAGCAGTAACATTAACGGCCCTGATCACGGCTCTGTATATCTCAGGACTATCTTCTGCCCAGGCCCTGTAAATTAAACGGCCCTTAGTTTTACGGCCGCCGCCTCTCATATCTTTAATCTTTGGTTGTGATGTTACTTTAGGTAACGCAGCTACGAACTGCTGGCTAGCAAATGCGTTGTTAGATTTGTATTCCTGAAGGGCTCTACTTCTAGCAGATTTCTTAACATAAGTACCGCTGCCTTCATGCTTAAATGTAAATGGTGCGCGGCCTTCTGGATTTAGGCGACCTGCAACCTCATATATAGCGCCAGGCCGACTAGCGTTGTAAACATAACTTGCCACCTTCCAGCCGTTAGCAAAGGTTTTATTTTCTCCTTGATTGTAACCAATACCTGCTTTAGCAACCTCAGCATCGTACTTGGGAAATGATTTGTATTTAATATCTGGAGAGGATATTGGTTTAGCCCAGCCAGATAATACGTCTTGATTACCTGGCACATATCTCTGTGCTTTAGCAGCTACTCTGCGCATCATTGGCTCGGTTATAAATACAATGCGCCTGCGCATATCTTCATCAATTACATCAAGGCCACCCAGGACTTCTTTAATGCCTTCTATTACGACTGGCATTTTTGATCTCCTTTGCCCTATCGCTAAACACCTGCACGATCGCTCGCAGCATCTCGGAATCCATATTTATGAATTCACTAGGCGCGATCCCAGTCTCTACACTTAAAGCAGCCACTGTATAGAGAATGGAGTCACGCTGTACTATTTTTTTTCTTCGTCTAATACCTCGACAGTTTCTAAGCTGTCTATAAACTCAATACCAAATATAGGTACAGTTACGTTAGCCCTACGTAA